CGCGGTAGTTGACGTCGATGTCGGCGGGCTTGCCTATCACGGCCTTGCCTGCCTGACTTTGCCCCTTGACCGCGATCACGCGCCGGTGCGCGCGGGCGCGGCAGAAGTTGTAGACCTCCTGCGTGTGATGCCCGCCGGAGTCGATGGCGGCGGCGTCGATCTTGAGCGCCGCGCCGCTTGCGTGCTGGAACGTGGCGCCGAGGAACTCGTCGACACGCTGCCAGGTGTTGTCGTCCGAGGGCGAGCCGTAGACGATCTCGCGCTCGATGATGCTGCTGCGCTCTCCCCGCCCCCAGGCCCAGACGTAGGCCTCCACGCGGTCGGCCTGCACGTCGCAGCCGGCGGTGAGGGCGAGCGCCCAGCTGGGCACCACGCGGCGCGGCAGGTCTTCGGCGCGCTTGGCAAGCTCGTGCTCGCTGACGCGGTCGCCTGCGTCTTCCCAGCTTTCAGCCAGGACGGTGTTAGTCCAGACCTTGAGCCGGGAAACGTCGCCGGCCTTGGCGGCCTCGTTGGCCTCGTAGAACTCGGCGACGGCGGTTTCCCAGCCGTACCAGCCGAGCGGGCTGTACAGGGCCGAGAGGTGAAAGCTGGCCACCTGGCCGCGCTCACGATCACCGACCCACCGGCCATGCGCGAGCATGTACGGCTTTTCGTGCTCGCCGATCAGCACGCCGCAGGCTTCGCACGCATAGCGCACGCTGCCGGGGATGGGCGCGCCCACGTCATCACGCGACCACTTGAGGTTGCCCCAGCGCAGCGGCTGGTGCACGCCGCAGCTGGGGCACGGCACGTGATAGCGGCAGCGGTCGCCGGCCTCATAGGCCTGCTCGATGCGGCTGAACCCCTTGACCGTGGGCGTGCTGGTCTTGAGGATCTTCCGCCGCGCGAAGGTGGCGGTGCGGCGCTCGGCCAGGCTGACCGGGTCGCCCTCGCCGTCGACATCGAGCGGATAGGCGTCGATCTCGTCGAGGAACAGGAACCGCACCGGCATCGAGCGCAGGCCGGCGGCGCTGTTGGCGCCGGCGATCACGAGCGTGCCCGCGGGGAAGTCCTTGGCCAACGTGGTGTTGGCGTCGTCTCGGCTGCGGTTCTCCTTTACCCGCGCGCGCAGGCGCGGGGTCTCTTCGATCATCGGCGTGATGCGCTGCCGGCTGTATCGCTTGGCGGTCTCGGTCGTCGGCTGCACGGCCATCACAGGGCCGGGGCAGACGTCGATGATGTAGCCGAGCCAGTTGTTGCCGCTCTCGCTCTTGCCCACCTGGGCGCCGAACATCAGCACCACCTGCTCGACACCCGACCGCTCGCTGAGCAGGTCCATCGGCTCGCGCAGGTACGGCGTGCGCTCGCTGCGGTACGGGCCGGGCTCGGCGGCACCCTTGCTGCTGAGCATCCGGTAGGCATCGGCCCACTGGCTGACCGTCAGGTCGGGCGGCGGGGCGAAGCCTTCGGCGATCGGCTGCTCGCTGGCAGCGTCGACCTCAGCCGCGCTGAGCATCGTCTGCCGGGCGCCAGGCCGCGAGCTGCTCGAGCACCTTGCGGACCTCGGCGTCCAGGATGGCCTGGCACTGCTGCCGGTCGTCGGTCGCCGCCACCAGGGCGGCCGATCGCGACGATATTTGCAGCACGGCATCCCTCACCGTGCGGGCCAGCGCGAACAGCACGCGCTTGTGCTCACCCACGGCCATGATCTCGCCGCGCTTCTCGGCCAGCTCCAGCTCGGCAAGCTGCGCCTCGGCCTGCTCGCGCCGCGCCTTGGCCGCGATCAGCGCGGCAGCATCGCCGCGCAACTCCACCGCGGGCTGGTCGAGCACCTCGGTCGCCGCGCCGCCGTCCGACCGCTGCTGCAGCGAGCGCGACTGCTGCTCGGGGTCGGTGTGCAGCTGGTACTGGATGCGCGCGGCATCCAGGTCGAACATGCCCGAAGCGGCCCGGCTGATGCGGCCGGCCTTCTCGGCCTTGCTCACCGCCTGCCTGGTGATTTTCAGCTCTCGCGCCAGGTCGGCGCCGGTGCCCCATCGCGCCATTTGTCAACCATCCTGTGCTGTCAACTGAGGAGTCAACCCCTACCGCGCGCACCGACTAGCGGAAAAACGCGGTCGCGAATTACCCGCGGGCTGAGTCCTTGGAAGGACCCGCGCTATCGAGCCGAGGCAACCGCAGCGGCGAACGCCCTGCGGAACTGCATCGGCCACTCGACGGCGACGACACGTCGACCGATGCCGAAGAAGTCCAGCCGCCTGGTGTACTTGGCCGGCTGGTCCGAGAAGATCAACACGGGGCTGATCTTCCGGCCTGCCTTGCGCTCGTAGATGCCGGGCTGCATTGAGCCGCCCGGCTTGACCTCGAAGTAGTTTCCCTTGCGCGATGCCACGGATCTTCCGATCCGAGCGATCACCGCGCGCTTGATGTTTCCCGCCTGGTCGACGGGCGCACCTCCACCGGGCACCGATGCGGCCAGTCGCCGCCCGAGCTGCTTGCTGAACTGCGCCTCGAACGGTCGACGGCGACGCGCGCCGCCCGCGATCTGCGCGTCCAGGTAAGCGGCCTGCTTGCGTTTGAGGAATACCTCGGCACGCAGGTTGAGCTTGGTGGCGAACGTGATGCCGACACCCCGTCGCGTGAACGTGACAGGCGCGTCGAATACGCGGTCGATCTCCTGCTCCATCTCCTTCTGCACGGCCTTGGCCGTGGCGGTCAGCGCCCGCGCTGTGGCGAACGGCACCTGCTTGATCGTGCCGTCGAGCAGGGCATTGACCTTGGAGAAGTCGGCCTTGACGGTGATCTGCACAAAAAAAGAGGCCGGGGTTACCGGCCTGCAAACTGAGGAGAGGAGACTGTCCGCGGCGGCTGCGGTGGTGGCCCTCGTCGATCACCAGACGCAGGCCGCGCGCGAACGTAGCGGACTTTACTCAAAGGTGTAATTTCCTTAAAACTAGGTGCGGGCAGTTGGGGCCGGTCGACCACGGCTATCGGCATCCTCAGCCATCCACCGATCTAGCAGCGCATCACCCCGGCAGCATCGCTCGTGCAGGGCTTGCCGGGTGATGCCGATGCGCCGAGCGTTGAATGCCATGCTGTCACGCCGACCGCGCCAGTGCACCAGGATCAGCGCCTGCTGGGCGGCCGAGTCGACCTGGCCGAGCCGGACCAGCAACGCATCGATCTGCGCGGCCTCGATGTCATGCGCCAGGCCCATCAGGTAAGACCTGTCCCCCTGATTGGCACAGGCCACGCGCTCGCGGCCGAGGTAGATGCTGCTGACCACGCTGCCGCCGCGCCGCCCGCCATCGGCCTGCCGCGCTTGCCAGTCTGCCCAGGCATCGAGCCGGCGGCACACGTACTCCACGCGCCTCATCTCGGCCTCCAGCTCGACGCGGGCTCGGGATGCACCACCACCTCGGCGCGCGCCTCGAACCGCGCACCGATCGTGCAGCCGCCCTCCTGGGCATAGAACCCGGGCTTGCCGGCCATGCCGTCACGGATGGCCTGGTCGATGGCCTGCGCGCCGAACGCATCACGCATGGCGTCGACGAACTCGGCGGTGAGCGGCATCACTTCTCGCATCGAACCCGGCTTGCTCATCCTTCCATACCTTCCATACTTGAGTGTGTGTAGTGGGTGCGCACGTGTGCGCGCGGGCGCGCCCGCGCCCCCGCGCCTGCACGCGGGGATGTTGAATTTCAGTATGGAAGGTATGGAACCCGGCTAGAACGGCATGTCATCCGCCGCCTCCGAGGGTTGCTGCGCGGGCTGTGACGCGGGATACGTGGCCGCCTTCTGTGGGGGCTTGTACCAAAACCGGGTCATGCCGTTGCGTTTCTCCACCTTCGTGCAGCCAAGCTGCTGAAGGGCCTTTCCGATCCGTGTCTGCAGGTCGCGCGTGAGCTGCGCGTAGCTGATCTTCAGCGCCTTGAATGCGGCATCAGCCAGCGAGAAGGCCCCATCATTGGCTGCGCGTGCAAGGTGCTCATCGCTCGGCGGATCGAGCACCCAGTCATGCAGGGCGTCGATCAGGCTTTCCTGCACCACCCGCTTGCGCTGCTCTGGCTGGAAGATCTCGCGCTGCTCTTCAGGGCTGGGGAAGCACCGCTCGCCAGCGTCATAATCGGCCACGGCCTCGGCGAACAGCTGGTCGAGGTTGGCGCGCAGCCACTCGATGTCGATCTGCTTGGTGACCCGCATCGGCCAGAACCGCCGCGCGCCCTGCCCTTCCTTGACGTATTCGTCCTCGTTCGTGGTGCCCACGAAAACCACCTGCCGCGGACAGCGGATCTCGCGCCGGCCGTAAACCGGCCGAAACTCGTCGACGGTGCGGCTCAGGAAGCTCTTTTGCTTGCTCGCCTCGGCACGGGTGACGGAGTCCATCTCGGAGAACTCGTGCAGCCACTTGCCCCGCAGCGCGGACATGGAGTCCTTGTGCGTGAGGTCGAGGTCGGTGTCCGAGTACCACTCGCCGCCCAGCGTGGCGCACAGCGTGGACTTGCGCAGACCCTCAGCGCCCTCGAGCACCAGCGCGTAGTCGAACTTGCTGCCGGGCTCCATCACCCGGCGAACCATGCCGCGCAGGAAGTAAGTGGAGACCAGCCGCACGTACTCGGTTTCGGGCGCGCCGGCCACGTGGATCAGCCAGTCATCGATCCTGCGGATGCCGTCCCAGCTCAGCCGCCGCAGCCGCTCGACCACCGGGTGAAAGCGCCTCTCGCGCGCTACGGTTTCCACGGCCTCGGCGACCAGGTCGGCACGCACGGTCACGGCGTAGTTGTCAGACAGCCAGATGCAGGTGCGTGAGTCATCCTCGCCTTCCCACTCGCCAGAGCGGCCAAAGGCGTATGGCGGCGGCTCGCGCTTGAGCGTGCGCTGGGAGAAGTCATCGAACGCCAGCACACCCATCCAGCGCGCATCGCAGCGCAGGATCTGCGCCACGTTGGCCAAGCACGGCTCCACGCCATTGCGGCCGAAGCGCAGCCGGTCTCGCCAGCCCGGCTCCTCCCCTTGGGCCTGCGCAGCCCCGATGGGGTTGGCCGGCGTGCTGCCGCCGGCGGCGGGCAAGCGGGAGATCGCGCGCAGCTTCTCGGGCGCCAGCCAGTCACGCACCGCGGTGGAGTCATGCACGCCTGCGGCATGCGCCTCGACCGCCACGTCGGCAACGTCATAGCCATCGGCCAGCGTGCCAGGCGCAGGCAGCACCACCATGCGCACGTCGCAGTCAAGATCGAGCAGGATGCTGGCCACCGCATCAGCGGCCTGCTGGCCGGGCTGGCGGGCCGCTGGCAGCGTTTCGCCGGTCTTGTCGGCCTTGCAGTCGGCGTCGGGCCAGATGACGATCCTGCGGCCGCGTAAAGGCTCCCAGCAGGCCTTCTTCACGGCCTTGCCGCCGCCAGGCCAAGTGGTGACGACTGCCTTGTCACCCAGCGCAGCCTGCGCGGCATCAGCGCACTTCTCGCCCTCCACCACCAGGACCGGCGCGGCCGGCCGATCGGCCAGCAGGTGCATGTTGTACAGCGGCCTCGGCTCGGAGAACGCGCGCCACTTCCAGGCCATGCCGTGCTGCGGGTGCCGGCTCCACACCACCGGGAGAACTTCCTTGCCGCCCGAGCTGTTCACGAACCGGTGCACGTAGCCGAGCACCTTGCCGGCGCTGTCGCGGTAGGCCCAGCTCGCGGCGGGCTTGCCGCGCACCAGGTGCGCTACCGGGGCGGGCGGGCCGTCTGCAGGCCACGGGCCGGCGTCTTGCCAAGCGTCTTGGGCGGGCTTGTCGACCACCGGCGCAGGCTGCGCTGCCGCGGCGCGCGGGCGCGTGGGCTTTCGCTTCGGGCTCTCGGGTATGTCGATGCCAAGATCACGCGCCAGCTCGCGCGCGGCCTCACCGGGCTTCATGCCCCGCACGGCCGCATATAGCGAGATGAGGTCGCCGCCTTTGTCGCCGGCCGCGAAGTCGGCCCACGCGCCGGTCTTCAGGTTGATGGAGCAGCTGGACCCCGCCTCTCCCTGCAGCGAGCCGACCTTCCACTCATGGCCCTCGCGCTTGCCATTGGGTAACCACTGCGGGACGAGGCGATCGGCCGCAGAGAGCGCAGCCTGGGCAATGCTTGCAAAGTCGATGGGGGAGCGAGGGCCTGGCACGAGGAGCCTTGACGAGGGGCGATAGGTGAATCAGGTAGAGATCACGCGCAGCCAGACGGCCTGCAGATCTGCGGTGCGCTGCTCAGCCGGCGCTGGCGCGTACAGGCTGCCGGCGCTGCCGCGCGCGGGCCTTGGCCACTCGCAGCCCACGGCCGCAACGGCGCCGCGCTGTCGAAGGCGATCGATGGCGTTGTCGGCATCGGTGTAGCTCAAGCCCAACCGCGCCGCGAGTTGGCGGCGGCTCAGCGGCTCGCTGGCCAGCGTGTCGATGACCACACGGGTGACCACTCGGGTGACGGCGCCGGCCGGGCGGCCGCGGCGGATCAGCTTGGGCGGTTCGCGCATGTTGTTGCCCTCTACCGCTTGTTCCCGGTTGCTACCGCCCGCGCAAACCGTTCTGCCTGTAACTTGACGACATGCGCCTCACCCAGCAGTGCCTTCGTCAGAATTTCCCGGGCCTTCTCGCCCAGGTCTTTGTCTTCACAGTGCGCCAGCAGCGAGAGCGCCTCGTAGGCGTCTTCGGTCAGGCGGACCTGGACCGGCTTCAAGTCAAGTGCCATGTCATGCCTTTCGGTGCCGGGCGCGCCCAGCAGGTTTCCGGGCTATTCGGCCGCGCGGGCCTCTTCTTCTTGCGGCTCGGGCAGCGTTGCAGCGCCCCGATCCACGGCGTGAAAAAAATCGAGCAGCGGCTGGATGGTCTGGATGCGCGGGTTGTCACGCATCCCGTAGGCCAGCTTCGGAAGCAGAGACGGCGACACGCCGGTCGCTTGCGCGATCGCGGCAAAGCGACGCGGCCCCGCCGTCTTCAGCTTGCGTTGGAGGTAATCGACGATCGGTTCCATAGGTGCCAGCAGTCTAGCCGCATCCGGCTATCTGTGCAAGCCGCATCCGGCTAATGCTTTTCGACAGACTCAGCCCATGGTCAAACAGCCCTCGAAGCCTCGTCAGCCGGTCGCCCCTAGGCCGCTTTCGGTGCTCTTTTCCGCCAACCTGGCCGCGCTTATGCAGGTGGACCGGTCACTGTCCACCCAGCTCGCGCTGGCCAAGGCCTCCGGCGTTGCGCAGACCTCGATCGGGCGCATCCTTCGGCACGAGCAATCGCCCACGCTCGACATGGTTGACCGTCTGGCCGCGACTTTCCACCTGGAACCCTGGCAGATGCTTGTGGCAGACTTCGATCCAACGAATCCGCCCATCACCAAGCAGGTCGATGACCGCCAGAGGGAACTATGGCAACGCTTCAAGCTCGCCGCCGAGGCGCTGGCCTCCTACTCGCCGCAGCCGCCTGGCTGACGATCGGCAACGCCAGCGCGCAACCGCTGGAGACCGTGCCACTGGAGTTCAAGGGCATCACCGTGGGCCTGCCGCCGCCGGATGAAGGCGTGTTCAAGCGGCTCGTGTGCAGGGCCGGGGCCGACAGCGCCAACCTCTGCGTTTCTCCGTGGGATAACAGCCGGCCCAGCGGCATTCCTCACGAGACGATTGCCGGCGTGCCCATCGACCTGCTGTTTGTCGTTGTTCGAGACGGCGCCGTGGAGAGCATCGTCATCATTTTCCCGCCGAGCAAGTTCGCAGAGGTGCGCGACGCCGTGCGCGGCAAGTACACCACCGTCAAGTGTGCTGACAGCACCGTGAGCAATGCCATGGGCGCGCAGTTCGATCAGCAGACCTGCGTGGCCAAGACCACAGACGCCCTGCTGGCCATCAAGAAGCGCAGCAACAAGCTCTCCGAGTCCACGCTCACGATGACAGCGGACAGCGTGCTCACGCGCGAACGCACCCAGCGCAAGGCCAATTCCAAAGACCTGTAGGCCAGCCCGCGAGGGCCTCCCGCCTTTGCGCGATTCCACCTAGCCGGATGCGGCTTGACGTTCTAGCCGGATATGGCTACATTGTCGGCACCGATTCAACGGAGCCGACATGCAAACCGCTCTCCACCGCCTGATCACCGCATCTCAGGACCTGGTGCGCGCCCGCGCCGCGCTTGACCGCGCCGAGGCCGCGTATCAGGCCATGTTCCGCCAGCCGGTCGACAACCGCGGCAGCAGCATCGTCATGTACGGCCCCGACCGCAAAGCCGAGTGGCAGCGCGCGGATGCCGCACACCGCGCCACCTGGCACGAGTTCGTGCGCGTGGTCAGCCAGGCCACCGTGGAGCAGCTCGCGGCTGCTGTTCCGCACCCCGCTGCGCCCCGGCTGCCGCTGGCCGTGGAGATGGCGCAGTTTTGCCGGCAGTCCGAGCTGCGCCGCCAGTTCGAGGAGCAGTGCGCATGAGCTGGCGCTATCTGAGCCCTGCAGAGCGCATCGAGATCGCGCTGCTCAGCCTTGCTTTCGTTGCCGGCTGCGCGGCCGTGGGTTGGCTGGTCATCGTGGAGTTGTGCCGATGAACGGCCCCACGCATCAGATCGTGGGCGGGCCGTATGCCGGCCGCGACTGCTGGATTGCCCACGAGTACCCCGGCGGCGAGTGGGCCGACGTGAACCTCGCGCCCATTCGGCCGTGGGTGTTCCCCGAGACCGGCTGCGTGCGCACCGCGCACCTGCGTCGGATTCCCGACTACACGCGCGCCATGGCTGCGGTGGGGGAGGCGTTGCTGTGAGCTACCGACTCACCTACCTCGCGGCTGCGCATGCGGTCGACCGGTTCACGTTTGCCGACTACTACCAGGTGCGCAGCGATGGCCTGTACGTCGCCGGCCTCACACGGGCGCAGGTTGTCGAGTTCCGCAAGTTTTTCAAGCTCGCCGAGATCGACATGACAGCCGACGAGCTGGTCATTGCGCTGCTGCTGATGCATCACATCACCACCGGGGGCCCGCTGTGAGCCGCGCGCTGCTGCATGCGCTTACCGGCGCGACATTCATCACCATTACGCCGGCCGGCCTGATCGCCCGCCGCGTCATCTGGGCCTGCATCGGCGCCGCCGTGGCCGCGCCGCTCACCTGGCTGTGGGCCTCGTGGGTCTGCGTGCAAGACGCGCGCCGCCTGGCGCATGCCGACCGCGCCGCCTTCGTTGCCCAGTGCGCCGACGAGCAGGCCGTGGCCGTGGAGGTGCTGAACACCGGCACCGTCTTCTGCGCCTCCGGCTCAGGCCGGCGGCTCACGGCGCCGCTGGCGCATCCGCTCAAGGGTCGCTGACATGACCACCAATTCAACCGCGACGCGGGCGGCGGATTACAGCCCGCACACTTCTGGAGTCAGTCATGCAGGAAGCCGTCAGCCTGATCATCGCCATCCTGGAATGGGTCGTCGGGATCTGGTTCTAACCCCCGAGGCGCGGGCCGATCTCCATCCGCCCGCCCTCACCCCACAGCAACAGCTCGACGCCGCGTACAGCACCGCGCTGG